AAGTTTACGTTTCAATTTAGACAATTTCGCAAGTGTAACTTGCTCTTTGACATATAAACGATCGGGAGTCTGATCGTCAAGAAATAAACGAGACTTCTCATAACGAGAAAAATGTATATCCTCCATCTGAGGGGAAAAAGTATGAATCTCATAAGTAATGGGCTCACCATTAGAAAGAACAACCCAACGAGGAACAGAAACGCCAGTCATAGCAGCGTAACGCTTATCATAATAACGAGGAGGCTTAGAAGGAAATCCACGATGGATAACCTGATCGGAAGGAAAAACGTCAGAATAATATTTATCAAACCAAAGCGCACCGATGCCGGGCTTTAAAGACATTTTTGTAAACTCGGGACGGCGATTGAATATCTCCCCGGTGGAGTGATCGACAAAACATATAATGCTCATCGGCAGCATCACCCCCCACTTTCTTCATAATATAACGGGCAACATAAGCAGCAGACTCGAAAGTGACATTACCAACAGAAGAATAACCATAAGGCCATAAACTCTCCAAAATAGCAGAGCGATCGAGCGAAGACTTAGAAGAAGTTTTCTGCCAAAACTTACGATCGGGGAAATTATAACCAAAAATACACGCATGAAAGTGAGGACGACCGAGCTTTTCACCATACTCACCGCACATGTAAAAACGAACTTTACGAAAAAATGGAACACCATCACCAGCCGCACGAATATCCTCATCACGAATCATCTTACGAAGACGCTTCATAAAAAGCTGAAAATGCTCGTAATTCAAAGAACGATCATCGGGCAAATGCAAATCATTATAAGTAAGAGTAATAAAACAATTCTCAGGATGCATCTTAGCTTCATGCATACAACGGAGCGCCCACTGACGGGAGCGCTCAAGGCGACAACCAACACAAGAACCACAAGGAAGTTTAACAGTCACACCATTACCTTCGGAAGATTTAAAAACAAACTGACGAGAAGCGGAACCATCACGAGGATGATACGCTAAAATGGGAGAATAACAGGGCATATAGAACACTCCTAATAAAAAATTAATAAAAAAAATCCGGGGGAAAACCCCCGGATCAAGTTAAGCACGAATACCACCGCGCATAGGACCAGGCTTAATATTAACAGCCTTAGTCTTAGAAACATTGCGACGAAAAGACTTGGCAGAAGTACCCTTCGAAACCGGGCGACGTTTAAGAGGACGCATAAAAACTCCTAGAATAAAAGTTGGTGTCACCTAGCACATATAACATCAAGTAGATTATATGTGCTCGGGGGAATCACCTTCCCCCTTATCCCCCTTAGAAGCCTTGGAAACAGGCTTTTTAGGAGGTTTTCCGCCTTCCGGCGTACTACCCCCTTCAAAATCGCTTCCGTGTGTAGCGGGCTCATTTGAAGGGGGTATAGCATTAGCTAAACCCATATCGACAAGCTGATCTGCATTGGCAGGATCAGAAACGAAGTCCAAGAACTTCTGAGGATCGTTATCAAATTTAGCACGAATCTTAGCATCGAGCTCCATGAAAGAGCGCTCAGTATCCTTAATAAAAATAAGAGCCTCATGATAAGAACCAGGCATAGAAGTAAAATCACCGTAACGAGGAGTACGGGCGTTAAGAGTAAGGTCACCACCTTTAACAAAACGATCCAGAATAAAATTCACATCACATTCTTCGGTAAATTCTTGCTTAGTAAGCGAAGGATCCAAACACAATAAACCAGACTCAACAGAAGCAGCATCACGATCGTAATTATAAGGAGAACGAATAAAAGGAACATTAACCATAAAAACTCCATAGTTACTTAAACTTAAATGACTTAGACTTAGAAGAATTATAACCAGTACCGGCTTTACGTTCACCCCAAGAATCAGTGGAAGAAGAACCAAAACCGGGCAAAGCATCTTTGAGAACCTTAAGGTGACGAATAGCAGATCCAGCAGTAGAAGAATAAATACCAGCATCAATAGCCTTCAAAACATTATCAAGGCGCTGGGCATTAGTTTGCTCAGTAACGAGCTTCTTGCGCTGTAATTCAGTCTGAGAAGCATTGTGGGCAAGCATAGAGTCAGCATTATTCTTAGACTCTTGAGTAACACCAGTCTTCTCTTGCTGGACAAGATTAGCAACCTCGGCGCGATTGCGGCGAGCAACAAGAGCAGTATTAACAGAAGGAGTAACGACATCTTGCATAGCGGCAGTAGCACCGGCAGGAGAAGAAGCGCCACCTTGAGAATAGGCAAGCATAGGATTAAGGCCAGCAGCCTTTAAATCAGCGACAGCACGCTGGTAAGCAGTATTAGACATGCGTTCTTGAAAAGCCATCTGCTCTTGAGCCATACGACGATTAGCAGAATTGGCAGACGAACCACCAAAAAAACTAGAAGCACCACCCAAAAGAGCGGAAGCGCCACCATCAAAAAAAGAATCGAACATAAAAAATCACAAGTTGTAGGTTTCAACACGGGCAACAATAAGAGACCAGCCACCAAAAACGAGATCAGCGGCATTCCAAACAGCGAACGCATCAGTAAGATCAACAGCATTATGGACACAATAATCCATAATGGCATGAGAAAGACATAACTGCTGAATATATAAACCCCAAAGGGTAGAAGTATAATCGGTAACACCAGTAGCCATGAAAACTCCTATAAATAAGCGGAAATGCCGGGAACAGAGTACATAGGCATAGGACGAGCGAGCGTAATATCAAAAAAAGCATCACAAATAAACTGCTGACCATTGGCAGCAGCACCAACAGCGATAACGCGCTCGATAGGAGGAGTATCTTCAATAAACGTAGCATTAAGCGAAGGGGCAGAAGTAAAGTATTGAGCAAGATGCCAACCATCAATAGTGCCGGTAGTAGTAGAACGAAAAAGAGCAGTCACAATAGAAGGCTTGTAGCGGTACTCCGCCCAAGCTTCCTGATAGCCAAAAGTAAGAAGATCGGCCGCGGTACCGCGGCAATAAATCTCATCATTACGAACAGCTTTCTCACCCAAATTAGCAAAAGCAGGAAAATAAAAATCATATCGAGTAGAACGCGTCCACATACGATGCAGACCCTGCTGATAAGTAAGATCAGCGCGAACATTAACAAGGCCGATAATAATACCATGCTCAGTAGCAGAATAAGTAAAACCATTGCCACGATCAACAACAGTACCAACACCAGAGAGCGTACCTAAAGGCGTAGTAGAGCCAGAAAGATCAGTAGCAGAAGATTGGGCGACAGAAGTAATATTAATAGGCTTAGAACCGCCACCAAGAAACTCAGGACGCTGTAAACGAGCGTCAGGAGAACGGACACCAAAATGAGCAAGAACCATCTCAGGATAACGCGTACCACCGCGGGCATCAACCTCGAGCAATTCCTGAATCATAATAGACTGGCGAAGCTGATTAATAAGAACGCCAGAAGCAGCAGTTAAGTCGGCAAAAATCTGAGGATTACCATTAGTAGCAGCGGTAGCCTTAATAAAAATAGAAGAATCTTGAGTAGTATTGGATTGAGCATAAGCAACAGTAGAAGCGCCGGAAGAAGTCTCATAAACATTCACGGCGCCGCCGCCAAAAGAACGATTGGTCTTACCAATACCAATCACAGGAGCAGTACCAGCAAGAGGAACAGAAACGCCAGTAGCGCCTTTCTGAGGCCAAGGGAGAGAAGATGTAAAATAGTCGTGACGCTTACCGCGTCGACGTAAAACATAATTAACGGAAGGAGTAGCATCAGGACCATCACCAAGATCAACAATCACAGCATTCTGAAGATTCTGGTCCTTAAACCAAGTATTATACAAAAGATTATAACCACGAGTCCAAAAAGCAGCATGGGACTTAGTAGAAGCACCGTCGAGCTGACCGACGGTAGGAAGACCCATATAATCCTGAAGGGAAAGAGGAGCATAACCACCTACAGGAGAAACCTGCTGAGGAACCAAATAAGAAATAGAATCACCGGGTGAAGCCTGCTCACCCATAAATTTCTGAAAATTAGACCAAACAAGACGAAGAGGAATAAAGAAATAAAAAGTATCAAGATGAAGATTATCCATTACAGGATAAAGCGGAGTAGAAAGACGAGCGAAAATAGTATGACGCAAATTCCAAGTATCGCCGGGCAACACCTCATCAACAAAAATAGGAACAAGATAACCGCCATCAAAAGTAGTAAGATGACGCTTCTCGCATTTAAATTGCGAGCGCGGCACATTAGGCTGCGGAATCATAGCAAACTGATGAGTGGAAACCGAACGATTAGCGTGCATAACACCTCCAAAAAGATTGTGCCCTAGAGAAGACTCTAGGGCACATAAATTAAGAACCAGTTAAAGATAATTGCTCAGGAGAATTAGTGAGGGCAACCTGCTTGCCCTGAACCAAAAGCTTAGGCGCTTTATGTAAGGCAAAAATACCATCAACATTATCAAACTCGCCAAGCTCGTACAAATCGAAGTCATCAGGATGCAAAGAAATATCGGAATCACGCTTAGGGGACTTTATAGCATCAGTAAAACCACGAACGGCAACACCAGCATGAGGAGCAAAAAAAGGCTGCATATAACATTGAGCAGCACGATCATAAGAAGCAAAAACAAAAGACTTCGACATATAGAATATCTCCTAAATAAGTTTACGTTTCAATTTAGACAATTTCGCAAGTGTAACTTGCTCTTTGACATATAAACGATCGGGAGTCTGATCGTCAAGAAATAAACGAGACTTCTC